TATACTTCCTACAACAAAACACCTGCATGACAGTGTTCAGTTCCTACATAATTACAGAACCTACAGTTAGACTTAGAAGGTCTTTGCTCATACTCTTTGTCTACGTACTGACCTTGCTCATCGAATACATCTTGTATGAACTTTGTTAGTGCTGTTGTTGCTTGTCCTCTCTTTACTTTACCTGATGGTGGAACAAATTCTTGCACTCTTCTTCCCATTGCTGGATATATTGGATCATCAGGTACCTTTCTTTTTACAATAAAGTACTTAACGTCAATCTTATCTACGTCAATTGAGAATTGCTTAGCTAGGAATTCCTTATACAAAAGTAGTTGAGCTAGCTTCTTGTCATCTTTTTTAGCATAATCATTCCATCCTGATGTTGATGTCTTGATGTCCAGTACGATGTACTTGTCGTCTTGCTCATCATACAGTACGATGTCGATGTATCCTTTGAAGAATATATTAGGACCTATTGGATATACTAATGGAATCTCTACTCCAACTAGCTTAGTATACCTGTTACTAAACCAAGCTGCACGTTTCTGCTTAACGTATTTTATAATTTCGACTCCGTCTCTATAAAACTCAAACAACTCGTCAGAACTAGAAAAGTGTTCTTCGTATTTCTCCTTCTCCTGCTTGTAAATTGTAAACAACTTATCATGTAGCAGTTGCTCAAGATCCATCTCAGTTGCCTTCTTTACACTATCATCATACAAAACTGTTAACCATTCCTGTAGTACCTCATGCAGTGCTGTTCCAAATACTGTATGGATGGATGGTTTGTATATCTGTAGACCCTTAACGTAGCTCAATGCCCATTGGTGAGGACAAGTGTTGTATGATAAAGTCTGACTGTACGATATGGAGTTCTGAGTGTTGTAATCGATTACTGTTGGAGTGGCTTCCTTGATAAGCTGAACTTGCTTAATCTGTTTCTTCGCCATCCTTGAGCTTTTTTATTTCTCGTTTAAGGTACCACAATGCCTTCTCCAGTTCTTGTACTGTAGCATCTTTCTTACCTGCTCTAGCAATGTACTTGATGGTGTTCCCTAAGCAGAAACCTAAATTCCAAGCTTCAATAACTTTGATTGCTTCGTATGGATTATTTTTTCCTCCGTAGTGTGAGGGATGGTTGACTAAATCCTTTTGTGTAGGTTCGTCAATCGTAACTTGTATCTCCTTTGAATTCATAACAATATTTGTTTATAACTTTAATATACTAAAAAAGGCTTGAGTAAACAAGCCTTTTGGTATTTTTTTTAAAGGATGATTGTGCTCTGTCCTTTTGTGTATTGAGCTTTGCTTACTCTCACAGTCTCTCCTGTCTCAAGAAGTAGCCTAAATCCACTAGGTGTCTTTTGTACAATACGTACTACCCCTACTTCGTTAGCTGCTTTTGGAGCTACAGGTGCTGGTTTAGTTTCAACTACTTGTTGAATAACCTCTTCAACTTGCTCTTCAACTACTTGCTCAGCTTCTGGGGTTGTTTCAAATACCTCTTCTACGATTGCTGCATCCTCTACCTCTAGCTCCTCTACGATTGTTTCTCCTACTTCAATAGCTTCTTCTGTTTCAACTACTGGTGCTTGTTGTACGATAACTTGCTCTACTGGTAGAGTCTCCTCTACGATTGCTTTTTGTTTAGCCATTTTATTCTATTTTATTAATAAGTATGATGTGGTTACAAGTCCTACAACCGTTCCTGCTTTATATAGGAAGGTCTTTCTCCTTTGTCCTTTCAGCTCTTTGTTTAACTTCTCAGTTAACTCAGCCGATAGGTTTAATTGTTTTTTCTGAGTGTCAACAATGAATAGCGTATTCTTTACTTTATCTTCTAACAATTTGATGATACCATCCTTTTGTCCTTCTCTCTCTTCTAACTTAACTACTTTGTCTTGAGTTGCTTTTAATTCCAAAACAGCTCCGTCGTACTTAACTAAGTCCTTAATTACTAATCTAGCAATTGGACTACTAATTCGTACCTTTGTTGTATCTGTCTGCGAAAAACTGCTCAAGCTCGTTAGCAGAATAGCTGTCAACACGATTAACTTTCTCATCTGTTTGTTTTTTGATTATTGTAATATTGTTATCTATGTGGTTGATCTCTTCTGTAATGTGAACTACTTTCTCCTTTACAGAGTCTATCTTAGTATCAATTACATTGTTTACAGCCTGAGCTGAATCAACCTGTACCTGTAGGGCCTGGATCTTATCCTTGTACCCCTGTACGTCTGTCTTAACGCTGTTGGTCGTAAAGATGTTCCAAGCAGCTAGAATAACCACTATCCCTAGTAATATATTCTGTGAATTGTTTCTTATCATATCTTTCTAATATAAGAAAAGGTTGGACATAATCCAACCCATCTTTATTGTTTATTTTAAATTAGTCTTGTCGCTCTCCTTTATGCTTATCCAACTTGTCTAGGATCTGTACCAGTAGTTCGTTGTGAACTACTCCTACCATTGAAGCATTTTTCAATATGCTTATTAACTGGAACACTAAGAATGGAGCCATGATAGTTTCACTTAGCCAAGAAGTACCTGCAAATCCTTTTTCAATGGTTAGTATAGCTGATAGCATTACTACCCAGAATCCGAATGTCTTGATTACTTTAAGAGCCTTGCGGGTTTGGAATCCCTCTCTCTTCATCCCTGCCCAAATACCGAAGTACCCATCTGCAAAGATTACGAATCCTACTGATAGATATTGTTCGATGTTATCTGCTGTTAGATTCATAAAGTATGAACCTATAAATGCACATGCTGTTGTCAATGTTAATAGTATTGCTGAGAGTGTTTTCATCTTATAGATTAAACTATTTTACGTATTCGTAATACTTTTTCGTTTTATTAGTTCTATCTTCTAATCCATGAGTACCCCCATTGATTCTTTTTGTAAGAGCTAGGATAGCGGCATCGTTAACACCTTTATCACATATCTCCCATAGTTTGTTCTTATCGAAGAAAAACATAGCTGATTCGAAAGAGTACTCTGTAGCTACTAAATCAGGATGTGTCATGATTTCTGGCTTACCTAAGTACTTTGCAAATGCTGCATAGTTATCTTTACCTGTCAATTGAAGAGCACCTCTTCCTCTGAATTTATATCCGTCTCCTGATTTCTCATCACCATTACCCATTCTAGATGCATAAACTCTGTTAGCGATCTTTTCTGGTTGACGAGCGTAAGACTCCTCTAAGTTACCTGGAAAGTATTTTCCAAAGATACCTTGAAGACCTTGAGCTGAATAGTTTAAGTTTTCTGAAAATGCTTTGAAGTCTCCTGACTCGTGAGCTGTTTGTGCAAAGAAGTGAGCTGCTCTCACTGGAGTCAGTTTGTAGAACTCCATTGCTTTTTTCATTGTTCCAGGACCAAAAGCACCATCTGCCGTTACTCCAATTTTTGCTTGTAAACTCTTTAAACTCATAATCTAATTATTCTTCTGTTGATTCTTCTTTCTTACCTGGTGCGAACTTCTCGATACCTGCGATTCCAAATGATCCTAATGTGATGTACATAAATGCATTAAATACATACTCGTTAAGTGGAAGCTCTTGACCCATGTATCCTGTTACTAGGTCTGCGATCATTACAATTGTCATAACTGCAAATGATAAAAATCCGATTACGGTCTTCTCGTTGTAATCGTTTGTGTCTTTAAAAATGTCTTTGAAAGCCATAAATCTATTTTATTAGGTTAATTAAACCACAACCAATTAATAGTAACCTTCTTTTAAATAAATAGGCACAAAAAAAAGAGGCACGAGGCCTCTTTTAATGTTTAATCAAAGTCTGAGTTTATTCCCCAGCACTTAGGTTTTTTAATTCCTTTGGAAGGAACTCAGTGTTAACATGGCCGCAGGCCTTGCACGCAAATACCGGAATGGGCATGTACGTTGTCTGTCCGGTACCTGTTAAGAGTCCCGATGCTTTTCTAATGTGTAGTGCTTCCTCGAAGAAAGTCCCATTACATTTCTCACACTCTACCGGCGATGTCTGATCGATCGATAGATTCATTCTTGGTTGTTCCATAATTTACTTAGCTGTAGAATTCATCAACAAGAGCATCATCGGCTGCGATCTGAAAGATCACCAAGGTCGAGAACGACGGATTGTTTTTCAACACATTCTCTGCCTTATCAATGAACGTATCCAATCTCTTGGTCTTGTCCACACTCTTCAATATATCTAGGATAATCTTAGTTCTCCTTTGGTTGTCGTCAACGTCGTTGCCTATTAGGGCGTCCTTGATCTCCTCGTACTTTGCTCTTGAGTTCATAACTACTTTTGCGTTTTAGGTTTCTTTGGGTAGTACTTTCTTTTTTTCTTTGGCTTGGTTGGTTCTTCGACTTGTCCACCATCTTGGTTGATCGCTGCCTCGGTAGGGAATACCTTGTCATTTGCCTTTGCCTTGGACTTTGCCTTAGGTTTATCCTCTAGATCTTGATCAAGATCCTCGGTAAAGTTGCCCATGGTTGGGGTTCCTTTCTGCATGTTGTACGCAATTGATGCTGATACTAACATGATTACTAGCACTAATGCTAGGGATTCTAATAGATTCATAACTATTTTTTGTTTGATTGTTCGTGAAAAATCCGCGTGACACCTTCGGTGAGGGGAGTTGCGCGCCCCTCACCTCTCGGTCCCCTGCTTATTTGCTCTCTGCTGTCGATGCTTGTCTGTACTCTGTGATCAACTTCTTAACCTCTCCGATTGCCTTTCTTGCGTTGGCTTGTGACTTTTTAGTTGTTCCGTTGTGTTGTGCAACGAATTCTTGATACAACCCGTCAATCTTTTCGAATAACTCTTGTTTGTTCATTTTGTTTAAATTTAGATTAATATTACATGAACATGCTAGGATCTACTCCTGCATCTTGTCCATCCTTTTCTTTTACGTTTGAGATAACACACTCTGTGATTAACATTGTACCTGCTACTGATGCAGCATTCTCTAAAGCCAATCTAGTTACTTTAGTTGGATCAATGATTCCTGTCTCTAACATATCAACGTACTTACCTGTTCTTGGATTAAATCCTCTCCACTTATCGTCTTTGTTAAGTAAAGCCTGTCTTCTCTCTTCGATTGTTTCCAAAGTCTCTCCTGCATTCAATAGGATTTGTTCGAATGGCTTTGTGATTGCTCTGATGATAATGTTGATTCCTTTCTCCTGATCTGGATGAGTTGTTAGATCTCCCTCTAGGATACCTTGTAAGTGAGCTGAAGCATTTAGTAATGCGATACCTCCTCCTGGTAGAATACCTTCTTCCAAAGCTGCTTTTGTAGCATGAAGTGCATCATCAACTCTGTCTTTCTTTTCTTTCATCTCAACCTCAGTATGACCTCCTACGTGTACCATTGCTACTCCTCCAACTAGCTTTGCTAATCTGTCTTGTAGAATTTCTTTCTCGTAAGGTGAAACTGTATTGTCGATTAACTCTTTCAAGTTCTCAATACGTTCTGTGATAGCTTCTTCAGTTCCTTTACCATCTACAATTGTAGTTGTATCTTTTCCTACTACTACCTTTCTAGCCTTACCAAACCAATCTTGATTGAATTTGTCTAGCTTCATACCTTTCTCTTCAGATACTACAGTACCTCCTGTAAGAGCTGCAATGTCCTCAAGCATAGCTTTTTTCTTGTCTCCAAACTCAGGTGCTTTTACTGCTACGACTTTTAGGATACCTCTCATCTTGTTTACAACAAGTGTTGAAAGAGCTTCCCCATCTAAGTCATCCGAGATGATAAGTAACGATTTATTTTGTTGAGATACTGCTTCAAGTAGTGGAAGCATTTCTTTTACGTGTTGGATTCTCTTCTCTGTAATCAAGATAAGTGGATTGTCCAATACTGCTGTCATTGTTGCATTGTCTGTAACAAAGTAAGGTGATTTATAACCTCTACCGAATTGCATACCTTCTACTGTTTCAAGATATGTTTCTCCTGTCTTAGACTCCTCAATAGTTACAACTCCATCTCTTCCTACTTTATCCATAGCTGTAGCGATTAGCGTACCTACTTCTGGATCGTTGTTACCTGAGATTGTTGCTACTTGTTTGATTTGAGCTTCATCAGTAATATCTTTTGAATACTCATTCTGTAGATACTTAATTACTTCTTTAGTTGCAATATCAATACCTCTCTTAACTTCTACTGCATTGGAGTTCTCTAACTCTTGAAGACCTTGTTTGTAGATCTCTCTTGCAAGTAATGTAGATGTTGTTGTTCCATCTCCAGCTTCGTCTCCTGTCTTAATAGATACCTGCTTTACTAATTGTGCTCCAATATTCTCCACTACGTCTTCTAGCTCTACTGCTTTTGCTACAGTAACACCATCTTTAGTTGAGGTTGGATTACCCATTTGTTGTTCAATAATTACATTACGTCCTGATGGTCCTAATGTACATACAACTGCATCTGCTAATTGATTTACTCCTGAAAGTAACTTCTCTCTAGCATCTTTTGAAAAACTGATTTGTTTACTCATTGTCTTGTGATTCTAAAACTATTGCTAATATCTCTCTGTCTGGTGTAAGGAAGTACTCTTGTCCTTCGAAGTCAATTCTTAATGAACCGATCTTTGGGATCAATACGAAGTCTCCTACTTTAGCATTTACTCTGATGAAGTGTCCAAACTCTGACTGGCGTCCTGGACCTACTGCAATAACCTCTCCCATTTCTGGCTTTTCTTTACCCATGTCTGGGATGATGATGTTCCCATACATCTCTTCTCCTGATTCGACTGGCTTAATAAGCACTCGGTCGTTCTGTGGCTGTAACGTTTTTGACATAAACTGATTTAATTTTTAAAACTTATTTTATTAATATATGAATAAATATGCAAAGAAACAACTTTCTAATGACCTTCGGCAAAATTATTTGCTATCTGTGGTGGTGCTTTAAGTGTAACTCCTGGTAGTTGTGTTGTGTTCTCCATCAAGTCTTGTACGTATGGCATGAACATCTCAGCTTGATCTTCTCTTACGTTTATGATCAACTGGTCATGAATCTGTGCCTGCACTCTACCATCTACTCCTAACTCCTTTGCCTTTCTATTAATTTGAATTGCTGCTCTGTTTACTACCGCTGCTGCAAGTGATTGTAGTTGGTAGTTAAGGCAGTTGTTCAATCCATTTCGATAGTCTCTATACATTTGAGTTACTGGCTCCTTACCGTATCTAGTCTCTAACTCTTTTCTGAATCTCCAATCTAATACTTGATCACCAAACTTATCAAAGATCAACTTTACTTTAGGTAAGTGACGAATACGTCCTACCTTATTCTGAATGTAGCCGTACTTCTTGATTTTGTTTCTTGATTCTATTCTCCATTCCTTTAGTTGTGGGAATCCATCTAAGTAACCATCTACCAACTTCTCAGCATCCTTTTGTGAGATGTCCAAAGTCTTAGCCAATGCGTATGCCTCCATTCCGTATGCAATACCTAATGAGTATGGTTTAGCTTGGTTCCTCTTCACTGGATCTATCTTCTTCAAAAAGATTGGTGACTTAGTGTCTGGGGATACTCCATTTGGATACTTAACTAAATCTTGATCTAACTTCTCAGTTCTAATTGCAACTGTAGAGTAAAAGTCCCATCCATTACTAAAGATCTCTTGCAAGTTAGCATCACCTGTTACAGATGCAAAGCAGTGTGGCTCTAGTGAGGTGTAGTCATTATCAATCAGCTTTCTTCCTTCTCCTGCAATTAAGAACTCCCTTACTACATTTGTATAGTGTACAATGATTGGAGCATCTTCTCCTTCTTCTTTAGGTTTAGGTAGCTGTTGTGCATCTGAACCATATCGTCCTGACACTGTACCGTTTTGCTTATAGTAGAAATAGTACCTACCATCTTCCTGACCATCTAAGAATCTATCAATGTATGTTGACTTAATCTTAACTAGCTTGTTGTATATTCTCAAGTTGTTAGCCCAGTCATGTGTCTCTGCCAACTTCTCTAACATATCCATATCAAATTGATCTTGACCTTTGCTTGTTTGAGTTAGTGGTGGGATCTTCATGTACTTGAATGCAATCTCACCTAAGTGTTTCTTAGATTGAATATTAAGGTAATCTCCTCCATTCTCTTCCTTCCACATTGATATCGAGATCCTAACAACCTCCATCTCATCTAACAAACTAACATCACCTGTCAATAGAAACTGCTTAATGTTACTATCGTCTAATTGCTCAACTGCTTTTTTTGTTAGAGAGTACTTACCTGTCTTTTCACTTCTCTCTAATGGAAGAGAGTGCATCATGATTAGGTTCTGTGCCCAGTTCCCTCTATGTGATGGTGGATAGTTCGTAAGTGCTGTATCAACTACCCATTCCTTTGCTTCTGGAATGCTGATGATACTATCGATTACGATCTTCTTATTGGCTTGTAAGTCGTTAATGATATCCTCTCTAGTCTTTTCTAGTAATGGAATATCTAATGCTACTCCGAACTCTTCCATAGGAACAGTTACTTCTTTGTAAAGTGGCATTACTTCATCTTCGAAAAAGAACTGCTCTAGTCCCTCCTCTTTAAGCACTTTAAGGAAGTGGTAACAAACTCTCAAAGTTAAATCGGTATCGGCTGCAGCATACTTAGACAGTATTGGCATATCTGCTTTGTAGATCTCATATAGATCCTTTGTAGTAGATCCTCCATTGGCTTTGATTGATTCTTTTAGCTCAACCTGTTCCTTATTAGCTGCTTCCTGTACATCTAATCCAATATGTTCTTGGATAGAGATTGCTAATGGTTTAAGACCAAATACTCCCATACCTGCTCCCTCTTCTTGTACCGTATGGACAAGTAGTGCAGTATCGACCCAAAGACTTGGAAGTAGATCTATTCCGTAGAAGTTTTTAGTGATCCTGGTATCGAAAGAGGCATTGTGCATTACTAGCTTTTTTCCAATAAGCATTGGTAGTAGCTTCTTAGTAATGTCATGTGCTCCCTTACCTCCAATTAAGCACTCCTCTAATTGTTCAGTCTCTTTGTTCCATTGCTGAGTAGGTAAATAGAATCCTATCCCTATGTCTCCTGACACTGACCATCCTACAACTTGATCTCTTCTTACATTTAATCCAGTTGTCTCAGTATCGTATGCGATAACTTCAGATTGGTTAATGTGTTCAATTAATAGGTTGACTGTCTCAATATTGTCAACATGGTAGTACTTCTTTTCTATTTGCATAACTGATTTTGTATAGTAGTAAGATACAAAAACAGCTGCGATTAAGCAACTGTTTTTTCTATTATTTCTTCTTCTCTAACGAATATGTAGTGATTACCTATCCTAAGACTATATGCTGATTTTGTTCCTAGATCTAAGTTAATGTGAGCAAATACCTCTGCATCTAGTATTTCGTTATCATAGTTAATGATTACTGTATCTCCTACGTTATATTTCCTGCTCATCTAACTCCTGAGTTTGTGATAGTGTCTGATATAGTTCGGCAATTGTTTCGTGTAACCCCTCTAGTGCAAGTGTTGCATTAGCTGTATTAAGAGCTGTTAGTGCTACCTCTAGTGGCACCATTTCAACTCCTTCTACTACTTGTGCACTTGCTTTTACGTATTCAACTAACTCCTCCATACTAATTTGCTTGGTTCTTTAAAAACTGTACATTAGATTCTACTAGTTGCATATCTACATTTGACATATCAAACGTCTCCAAGAAGTTATGTGGAGTAGGTGTACGAGTCTTATGATCAACTGAGAAGTCTTGTCCTAACGAAGCTGCAAATACTGGATAGACTGAATCTGTACTTCTCATCATTGGATGATCGTAGTATGCAAATTCTGTAGGATCTCCTTGTCCTAAGCAGTGAATAGGTTTAAGTAACATCCCTTCTGCTTTCAAGTAATCGTAAGCCATGTGACGTGCTTCTTTAATTCCTTGATCGTCTGTGTAGTTGTCTAACCAAGCATTTGGTACAGCTATCTTAGAGAATCCAATTACATTGACAAAGTCCTGTGCTAGTCCCCATTGGTAGGCATCCAACCAGTGTTGCTTACTTTCTCCTTGTGGACAAAAGAATATGTCAATTGTTCCTAGCAATCCTTCTCGTTCCATTCTGTTTCTGAAGCTAATTGCATTTGCAATTGTCTCGTACTTATTGAATAGAACATCTGGTGCGATTACTTCATCAGGCATAAGTTCTCTACAGATATCAATTAAGATATTCTCTGTAACTAATGCTCTTTCAGCTGCTGAGTTGTCTAGTGTAATATACTTACCTTGTTCCTTTTGGTCCAAGATAAATGCTCTGTACTCAGGAAACTGAACCCATAAGTGAGCCAATGCGAAGATACGATCTCCTAACTTCATTGGCTCTAAATTACTTACTGGTGATATTACGTATACGTCCATCTTAGTAACGGCTCTGATCGATTAAGTGGAAGAACTCTTGACGAGTACCAATTTCATTATCAAAGAAGTACCCTGACATTTGTGATGTCTTCATTACTGAGTCTTGTTTGATTCCTCTACACTTAACACAGTTGTGTTGTGATTCTACAACTACAGCCACTCCTCTGTTTCCAATACACAATTTATCAATGTGATCATGAATTTGTTTTGTTAACGACTCTTGGATATTTGGTCTACGTGAGTAGAAGTCAACGATACGATTTAACTTACTCAATCCTACAACTAAATCTGTTTTCTCTTTACCTGGAATGTATGCTACGTGAGCTACTCCTGAGAATGTTAAGTTGTGGTGTGCACACATACTCATTACTGGGATGCGTGTTTGGCAAATCAATCCTGTGTATCCTTCATCATTAGGGAATGCTGTAACCTCTGGTACCTCACTGATTGATCCTGCAATAAGGTCATTAACCCATGCCTTAGCTACACGATGTGGTGTACGATCACTATGTGGAT